GAGGATTTCGGTCAGTTTGCCCCAGAGGACATCCTCAAGGGTCAGAACTTCCTCGAGCCCCGTAAGCAGATCGGTTTCCCTGAGACTGTTGGTGGTGCGCTCCGCAACGCCAACCAGCAGATTCGCAAGGATCCCCCCAACCCCAAGAGCCCCTACGTGTGGAACAACTCTACCATTGTTCCCGATCTCATGCAGCGTGGCCTCTGCGCTTAAAGATTAAGTGCGAATTCTAACAAATAATGTCTACAGTTTCAAACGAACTCTCAGAAAGTGTCTCTAAACTTGTGGAACTCACAAAGCAACTTTCTGAAGCTAAAGCTGATATTAAGGTCCTCAATCAGGAGGAGAAGCGTCTGAAGGAGACGGTAAAGAAGCATATGGTTGGTCAGGGCATTGATACCATTAACCTCAGGAAGGGTAAGATTAGTATTCGCAAGTCTGTCAGAAAGGGGAGTATGAACAGGGATGCAATCAGGGAAGGACTCATGACTTTTTTCGGTGGTGATGAAACAAAGGTGGAAGGTGCCCTAAATGCCATTAAGGATGGACTTAAAACAACTGAGTCTACCTCTATTTCCCTAACTGGTATAAAGGATAAGACCGAGAAGGAAGATAAGTAACTAACAATGGTTTGGAGTCAATACGTATACGAGGCGAACGCTGGCTTTGATGCTGATGCTAGTGATGATGATGATTTTAATGATAACACTCCTCTGAATATCGAAGACTGGGAAGTCGAATACTCAGATGAACTCATGATGATGTGGAACACCATCAGGACACTCCTCTATGATGCGGGAATGGAACATTCAGGACAATTCGCGGATTTTGTCGAATTTTGTTACACCGAGCACGACTCATATGTGGAACGTATCCCGTCAGAACATGAAGAAATTTTGTATTACATCTGGAGACATCTCAGGAGAATCGTCAATCAGAATGGTCTTCATGAAGAAATGATGAGGGGTGCTTCGTTTTATCATTTCGTTCACTATGCAAAAAATAATATGTACCTATATTAAATGCTCCCCGACATCACGTCCCAGAAAGTCGCCATCCCCGCTGCCCTGTTTCTCGCACTCAGCCCCGGTGTTCTCGTCACCACCGCGGGTAAGAATGTCAAGTTCATGAACGGCAAGACTAACCAGATGGCCATCTTCTTCCACGCACTTGTATTCTTCCTTGTTTACAGCCTCGTCGCCAAGGTAATGGGCGTCGTACTCACTAAGACTGATCTCATTGTGACCACCACCCTCTTCCTCGCGCTCAGCCCCGGTCTCCTCCTGACCCTCCCCCCCGGTTCGGGTGGTGTGTTCCGGTCGGGTCAGACCAGTCTCCCAGCTGCCCTGACCCACGCGATTGTCTTCGCGGTGGTGTTTGCGCTTTTGCGTCGCCAATTTCCTCAGTTCTACTAAATAAGGGATGAAGTATCTCGTACTTGGACCAGCTTCTATGGGTATTTATAGCCTCATAGGTGCTCTAAAAGTACGTGAAATTACACTCGCAGGCGTTAAAGAAATTTCCGGTTCGTCAGCGGGTGCAATCCTGGCTTTATTTTTGGCATTGGGTATGTCTGTCGATGAAATACTCGATGTATCACTTTCTCTGGATATTCCCAGTTTTGTTAAAATACGCCTCGGTTCATTTTTTAACAAATTTGGATTTGTTGATATGAATCCTATTCGTAAGAAAATGGTGGAAATTTGTGGTTGTGACCCTTCCTTTAGTGAATTAGAAATGAAGGTGTACATCTCAGCATTTTGTCTCAATACATCAGAAAATGTTTATTTCTCGAGGGATACCCATCCAGATATGAAGGTAATAGATGCAGTATGTATGAGCATGGCAGTTCCTTTTATTTTTTCTTGTGGTGTACATGATGGTATGACATATGTTGATGGAGGTGTAAAGGAGGAGTTTCCTTTAACACCATTTTTAGATAAAAAACCACATGAAATCGTGTGTATAAAAATTAAGATGGACCGGGTATATAGGGATACAATTGAATCACTTAAACAATTTGTCGATACTATCATTCGATCCACACTTTCAAATCAAAAGAAGTGTGACATACCAGTCGAAATTGTAGAAATTAACGTAGGGTCCACAGATGTTTTTAATTTTAACATGAATTACGAAGAAAAAGTGAAATTATACACAATTGGTTACATGACATAACACTTTTTTTATCAGTTTATTATATATGATTGAGGCGTGCGATCCAGACGCCGATATAGAAGTCCTTAGGAAATTCATCAAGATGAATACAGGACAAGACGTTAAACTGACAAAAAAACAAATGTGCCAGGTTTATGATGACATTAAGGATGGTAAATTACCTTTACCTCCACTCGTCATGAACGCATCGAAAACATACCTCATCGACAGGAAATCGCCGCTGAATCCACGGGATTACGAAATCTTATTTAATTCTTCTTCAAAACGAGCTGATCTTAAAAAGGTTGCTCGCAAAGTTGGTCTCAAACAGGTGGATCAGATGACGAAGAACCAGGTGATCGATTCGATTGGGAAACGTTTGCGTTACATGAAAGTTCATGAACCCGTAAAGATTAGTCGAAGACGTGTAAAGAAGACCGAGGCATTAGTGAACACGAACGTCAACAAGTTCAACAACACAGCAGTGAAAAACGAGGTCAACAACACAGCAGTGAAAAACGAGGTCAACACAGCAGTGAAGACGAATGTCAATAGGTTCAACAACACAGCAGTGAACACGAACGTCAACAAGTTCAACAACACAGCAGTGAAGAACGAGGTCAACACAGCAGTGAAGACGAATGTCAACAAGTTCAACAACACATTAGTGAAGACGAATGTCAATAGGTTCAACAACACAGCAGTGAAGAACGAGGTCAACACAGCAGTGAAACCACCCACCCAACAATCCCGTGTAATTTTTCCTAAGGGTAGTTTGTTCAAAAAAGGTCAAAGGCCAAAATTTCTTAACGGCCGGGTGAGCGCCGTTAAAAAACCTATTCAACAGTTTGTAGCATCCAATACTTCAATAGATCCCGAGCCAGCTAAACGCCGAAATAATCTTCTCATGTATCTGAAACCTTTAAAGATTAATCAACTAAACAAGAACAGCTTCTTGACCCGTTTGAACAATGGTGAAAGCATCGACGTTTTAAAAAGAGAAGCTAAATCTCGAGAAATTGAAATTACTGGTGATACAAGATCGCGACTTATGAAGCGTCTCGATGAACTCGAACTCAACGCACAAGACAGAAATTCAGTCATGTCCCGATTTGATGACGGAATCAAAAACATAAATAAACTCATGAATCAAGCTAGAAAACTAAAAAAACGGAGAGATGGGAACAAAATCGCGGCAGAAAAAAAGCGTCTCACAACACTCGCGAAACAATTGAACGTCTTTAAAAACTTTTCAACAAGTATTTCTAGACTTAATATTGTCAATGCTATAGAACCTTTAGAAAAACGGATTACAAATGCAGGAGTTGTAAAGAAGGGTGGTGAGTTTACTAAAAAAATTCAGAAACTCTCTAATATTGCTCGCGAAATGAATCTCAATGCCGATATAAAATCGAACATTCTCACGATTAAGACGGATGCGGACGTGAACGCATCCAAGATTCGTATTATTGATGCAGGTAAGAAAAAATTATACGAACAAGCACAATCTCTAAATGTAGACTATTCTTCTAATATCGAAAAAATCAAAAATGTCGAAAATTTGACTAAACTTCGAGCTATCATAAATAAGGCCGGTGCTCAAAAAAAAATAAAAACAAATAAAATCAAAGTAGAAAATCTTGCTAAACGCAAACGAGCATTGAAAAATGTTGTACAAAAAAACGGCGTACTCCCAAGAGAAAAGAAAATTTCTTTCATCACACAGATAAATGTTAATGGTGCTAATTTAGACGCACTTCGTAAAAACATCAACGCCGAAATACAAAAAGTGAAAAACACAAAACGCGAGAAAAATCTAGACGAACTAAAAAAATATATCGCACCTCTCAATATTAACACCACCTTAAAGAATGGATTTATCGAAAAGTTTAAAACATCCGACATCTCATTGTCTAATATCAAAATAGCTGTCAATAAAGAAGTGTCCAAAAAGGGTGATATCACTAGCAAAAAGCGTGTATTATCCGATAAAATTAAAGAAGCCCGAGATTATGGTGTGGTTTTTAATTTCAATGTAAATGTTAATTCCGTTGAAAATATTGAAAATTTTGAACGTAAAGTTGATACATTTGTTGATACATTCATAAACAAAAAACGGAATGCGTTATCTAATAAGGTTATAGAGGCTAAATTAAAGGGTAATATCATGAATAAAATCACATCTATAAAAACTATAAAAAATGTAAAAACGATCGAAAAACAAATTGACAATATGATAAATTCTAATGAAAAATATAGAAGAAGGGAAATTACATTGTACATGAAAAGGAGAGGTTTTGGTAATCAAGATATAAAAACTATTCTTATGCGCAATCTTTCAGTAGAAAATAGTCGCAAAGAAGTGGATGATATGTTAAAAGAGAAAAATCGCCTCAACCTTACAAAGTACCTTGATGAAAAGAAGGTCCCTGTGGCTGAACGTAAACAATTTTACGACAAAACAACAAACTTGGCGTCAATCAAACGTAACGTTGATCGATTTATATCAGGAAAACGAAAGCAAATACCAAGGAACATTGGTGATCTATTGAACAAATACGACTTGAAAAATGAAGATCGGCGTTTCATTATTAATGAATGGATGACCTATCCCACAATGACACCCACAAATGTAGAAAATTTGGCATCTAAACGTTCTGAAAAGTTTAAAAAAGAAAAAAATATCGCTCTTCGAAGTTATTTAACTGTAGAATTGGGACTTGAATCTTCAGAAGTTGAAAAAATTATGCAGGAATTTCAAGTCAACCCAAGAAATTACAACGCATTACGTAAAAAGGCTATAAAAAGTAAAGGATTATCCAAAGAAAAAAATCGTATCGCTGAACGTGTTCGAAAAGCACAGGAAGATGGAATCGACTTGAATTTCAATACGAATGTCAAAAATATGAATAATGTGAAAAATCTTAACACTAAAATCAACGGAGCTTATATTGAAAAAGAAAAGAAAAACTTGTCACGAAAGGCTCTTAATAATAACATCAATATTTCCAATGATTTAAACAGAATCAAGTCGATGAACAATGTTCGAAAACTCAAGAACAAATTGAATGCTCTCACTCGCAGTAAAAAAAATACAGATTTGCAAAAACTTCAGAATGTTACACGTGAATTAGATCGTGAAAGTCAAGAGAGATTTCTCAAACGTTTCAGGAATCAAGGTAATTCACTAAACGTTATATTGAAAAACGTTGAAAAGTATAAGAATGAACTCAAAGAAAAAAAACAAGTCATTAAACGTCAGGAACTTTACACCTACATTAGCAATAAACTTAATCTCAACGTCACCGATCGTAATGCAATCATGAAGGAATTTGACAATGTAAAAAATGTAAATGCTATGAAAACCAAGGCTAATGCAATTAAAAAACAGAGAACAACCGAAAAGGTGAAGGAAAATCGTATAAAGCTCGAAGAAATTCTGAAGGGTATGAACCTGGAAGAGGGGGACAAAAGGTTCATATTATTGAGGTTTGATCGCAAACCCGGGAACGTCAACGCTTTTGAAGCTAACGCGAAAAAACTCGTCGAGCAGAAGAAGGCTAATAAACGATCAAAGGAAGTTTCGGAACTCGATACACATATGAAACGTTTGGGACTTTCCGATGAAAACAAGCAGAAGATACTTAACGTGTTCAAACAAAACCCAGATAAGACCCTAAACTCTGCCAAGACGAATGCTTCTATCGTTCGTCAAAAGATGAATCAACGGAAACTCGAGACAGCAATGAACACCATGAAAAATCTGACTGAAAACAATAAAGCTGAATTCCGAA